TGATTTTGTTGGAGAACACAGAGGTGTTGTAGTCGGTGTTGAACACCGGTACGGTAGACCGCTCAACTACTGCGGTGACTTCTATGTCTTCCAACAGTCTCTCTGTTGCAAGTGCGTGGATACCCAACAACGCCTCACCCGGATACGATAACCCCACAACACTCCCGTCGTCGTTGGTTCTCCCGTACAGTAGGGTGGCGATGTTGGTAACATTAACCCGTTTTGGACAGAACGCTATAGTCCTCACCTCGTATGTTTTTTCTGGGGCGAGCCAGTTGTTGGGTACTCCCATGGGCGCCGCAAACATTGATAGACTAAACGGGACTGCTTCATTTCTTACTTCCAGCATACCACCGGGACGATTGGGGTCGGTAAACAAACTCCTAAACCCACCAGTGTATGCCGGGTACACAAAGTCCGTCCACTCCTCTGTACCAACCTCCCGGTACTGTGCGAAGATGTGCGCTGATGTTGAGGCGGCATATGATTTTGGTGAATAAAGTCCTTCTGGGAAATCAAACGTAATTTCTATGTTATGACAGTTGGCATACGTGTTGTATGACGTTATATAGTCGGAATTAGTAGGAATGGCGGTTTGAATATTAAACGAGAACACCCGGGAATTGAACGTCATAAGGGTATAGGCGCTGGGGGGAGACAGGGGAGTTTTTGTTGCTGTAAGGATCGGGGAGTTCGACCATTGTAGATAATAGTCGTCGTGATCGCCGCGTGGAATGGTGAACTTCCCGTCATTATAGTTACTATACACGTTGAGAAAGAGTACCTGACCAGCATGCCAAACCACGGGTTTTGATTGTGGATCATACGTGTTGGCGGTCAACAACTCCTGCGGGTTGATTTCAGGATACGCCCGGCGGTTGATGTTCGTGTCTTGGGGGTCATTAGCGTAGATGGTCTCGAACCCGTGTATAACCGCTTGGGTGGTCAGCCCCGGGCGGGTCTCGTAGTAGAACTCGTCGACCTTTCCGGTAGTATGCGCGTTAATAGGATAACCGTTGATCAATATGTTCGTGACCGCCGCAGTACCCAACGGCCGCCAGTAATCTCGGTCTAACCACGGAGAGTCGACGTTGCTGCTCGGGGACGTGTGAGGGGTTTTACAGATAAACGACCGCCCGGGCTCATAGACGGATACGTCCCCAACTTCCTTGTCTGGGGTCGTCACCTCGTCCCCCACCGAATAGTCATGTGACTCTACCCATGTCGAAAGACTACGTTCGTCGATCATATGTCCCGTAAGCCCGTAGAGCGCATGGAGGTACTGTTTATCATCATCTCTCTCCAACCACCGGGACTTGAGGATGGGCTTCACCCGTATCTTCCCATAGACTATTGGCATCGGCGTGTCTGCGGAGGCGGTTGCGTTTGGTGCATGTCCCCACTCGTACGATGGACTGTCTGGTTCTATCCTCGGGGTCTTGTCGCGTGGTAGCAGACCCGTCAACACAGCGATACCCCCGGCGATATACATTCCGGCGCCAAAGGGGTTGAGGAACGCCACCGCCATACCGGTGAACGTGAGACCTCGTTTTATATTCCTCCACAGATGGCTCATCTCAACCCCTCCGCGACCCCCGGCGACCCACCGTAGTTGACTGCGTTGTTGAGTTCCCTACACCTCGTAATCGTGTGGTTGCAGGTGGTTGCCGCGGGGTAGTCGTACTTACACAACGCGTCCCGGAACGTGTGACGGCATGTGGGGGCGACATACCGGTGGGGAGGGAATCGGCGGGTCAACGGGGACGGGGTTGACAACTCGAACACCACAGACCCACCATCGTCCTCGTAGTTGACCGCCCCCACGGTCATAACGTGGGAATACCCGAGGTCGACCGCGCGCGTACCCACCTGTCGAAGCGCGTATCGGACTTCAAATTCCGCGCCGCTCAAACCGTTGTTATCGTGTAGGGTATCTCGGAGTGCCAGATCGACGTCGTAGATCATAAGGCTCACCACCGGGTTGTTGGCGCGAACGGACTCGGAAATCGACTGGATGGTGAAGTTACCTGCTGTGTATATATTACCACCCAGCACTATGTCGGCGGTGTTGTTGACCAACCGGAACAGCACGGTGCCGTCCCCGTCCTTCATCACCAAAAACACCAACCACGCGGAAGTGGTGGCGGTTTGTTCCTTCTCAATTGCCGCTGCGCGGGGTAGGGCTCTGGGCATTATACCGTCTCCACATCGAACTCGACGTTCCAACGCGTGTAGTTGAGGTTGGCGACCGGGGCGTAGGTCACCGGGGCAACAAACCTAACCGTCAGCACCCCGACGCCCGGTATTGTCATGGAGAACAAGTCCGCCCCGCCGACCCGTGCCATCTCGAATGCCCGTAAACGGGTCTTGTCGGCTGTGGTGATCGTCTCGTACCGGAAATGGTATGTCCGCGGGACTGCGGTATACCGGGCGCGTGTCTTCACCTTACCGCTGTCTTTAGGAGCACGGATGACAGGGTCGGAAGCGAACCCATCAGAGAACGCTCCGACGACGGGGGTGCCACCCGTGCCCGTGAGGGTTGGGAAACTCGCCATTATTTGCCTCCATTTACAAACGCACGCCGAAATGTCGGGTTGTTCTTAGACAACCGCATGGTTGCGTCTAATACCATCGCGTCGTTCTCGACCCGGGGATCGCCTACCGCCAACTCCATGGGGATGCCGCTGTTGTTGTTGAAGTTCAACACGACCTTCTGTGGACTCCCCATTGTGGCTCCCGGTTCTGCGTCGTATCCGGTGGACTCTACAGCAGGGGCAAACATGTTACCGGTCAGCCAGTCCCAAACACTGAACTTCCCACCCTGTTGCTTTCTGTCCGTCGCACTCAACCACCGCCCAAACGACGCGTCGAATAACGATTGTGCCGCCAACTGTGCGATCAGTTGCATAAACGACGCGTATATACCTTTGAATATCTCGTCCAGCCCGTCCCCGAAGTTCTTTGTCCCCATTAACATCTCGTACAGCGCGTCTTCGTAGACGTTCAGTGTCCGGGACAACATGCCCTCTATGGCGCCTTCTGTGGAGGCGAAGTCCTTCCTGATCTCGATTGCAGCAAAGTGGTAGGCGTCCTTCAACCCCACCCATGTTTGTGCGAGCGTCAGGCGTTTATTTAATTCCTCTACTTTCTGCAACCCTAATACAGAGGCGTTGATGGACGCGTCAAGTTCTCCCCAAAATTGTGACATCTTGTAGGGGGCAGTCTCGATAGGGATGGGGAAGAGTTTTTCAATAGCGTCGCTCCCTATCAGTTTCTCCTCAAGTCCCTCCATTATCCCTGTAATACCGTCGTACAGCGTCGTAATGTCTTCCAACATAGTAGACAACGCGGCTCCGTTACGGTCGACAACCGTCTCTTTTACCGTCGCCCCAAATTTCTCTATAATACCGCCGGTCTCGTTTATCTTCTTCCCAAACGCGTCCCACGCCGCGATACCACCGCCGATTATCCCCCCGGTGACCATACCAATAGGCCCGCCGAGAATCGTCCCCGCCATTGCCCCACCAGTCACACCCGCGATTGTGTAGCCGGTTTTACCAAGCGCCAGTTGCATTCTATCCCGCATGGTCTGACCTAAAGCCTGTCCTTTTTCGTCGGCTTCTCGTATCAACCCGTCCCACCAAGTTGTGAACGCGTTGGACATTGCGGATAACTCATCACGAAACACCGCGGACATGTACCACAAGACCCCGATGGTCATGAGCAACGGGTTGGTCAACATTCTCAGTAGTCTTCCCCCTGTCCACAACGCCAACCCGGCTTCGATCAAGCGTTTTGTCTGCTCGACCGCGGTGGTGGTTAGCTCGATTATCGCGGACTTGTGGGTGGCCGCCCACGTACCAACCCGGTCGATCAAGGACTGTACGCTGATGACAGCGGCCCTCAACTCCGGCTCGAACAACCCCACCACGTCCCTTACCGTCCTCAACACCGTCTGCCAAACCCGCTGCATCTGCTTGATAAGTCCCGCCATACGCGCGACCGTGACCTCTTCCATGGACTTGGAAGTCTCTTCCATTTTCTTCTTGAACGCCTCGACCCCCTCTTTCCCTTGCTTCATAAGCACGAGAAACGCGGGAGTGCACGTTTACCCACGAGATTCGTGAGGATATAGTTTCTGTACGCCTCGTTTACACCACTTAGTTTGGTACGTAACTCCTCTATCACGTCAATCAACGGCCGCATCTTACCGGTTTGGTCGATCAGCGCGATCCCCAACTCCGCTATAGACCGACGGGCACGCCCCGCGGGGTTGGCAATCGACGTCAGGGCGAATCGGAGTGCTGTACCGGCTTTAGACCCACGAATACCTTCGTTGGCAATCAGCGAAATCATCGACACTGTGTCCTCGAACGTATTGTTCATGGCTTGTGCCGGTTTTGCCGCATACGCGAGGGATTTCAGCAAGTCTCCGAGATTCTGGGTCGAACTGTTTACCGCGCGTGCCACGTAGTCCGCTATGTATCCCGTTTCATCGAACGTCTTGTTAAACGCCCGGATGGTGTTAATCAGCCCCTCGGTTGTCTGCTCCGCCCCTGTGAACATCGCAAACGCGGCCTTTGTAACCGGGGTAATGGCTTTCATCTGCTCGGCCGCAGTCAACCCTGCCCTACCAAGGTACAGGTACGACTCCCCGACGTTGCTGGCGGCTATCCCCAACTCTACGCTCAAGTCTTGGGCACGGTCGGACATGGTTTTGAACTCGTCCCCCGACAACCGGGTGACTGAGGTAGAATGCCGGATTTTCTGGTCGGACTTAGCAAACTCTCTGACCGCGGTGAGCCCGACTGCGCCGATGACTATGCCCAACCGGGTCATCTGCCGACCCGTGGACTCCGCCAACATACCAATTTCCCTTACGTCTCTCCGTAGTCTGTTGAACGACCTGTCCCATCGTGAGGTTTCCAACGATACGACGCCGTATATTGCCCCTACGTTGAGTGCCATAATACCCCTACCCCTTCTTGGTGACCTTTAGAATACTCCACAATCCACCCACATCTTCGTCCTTCTCCGATTGTTTCGGCATTGTTTGTCTTGTCATGGCACCGACGAACGCCTTCCATTGTTTGTCGCTTCCGCCCATTCCCATCCTGACTGCGTGGGCGACGGAGAGGGACTGGCGGTTGACTGTGAGTACCGCCAACTGCGTCATCTGCGCCCGCTCGCGTATATCCATGCCCCACAACTCCTCAAACCTCCATGTCCCCGGAAACACACTGGCGATTAGCCCTACCTCTCTTAGTTTGCTTCCGGTTCGGGTTTTGGGTCAGGGACTTCCATATCTATGTTGATGGCGTCGGTGATCAACTCCATGGCCTTGGACTTGGTACGGACATCCAACCCCACAAAGTCGGACTCAGGTGCGCCCAATAGCAACGCGAGGGTTTTGTTCATCATCGCGGACGTCGCCTTATCACCGTCCGTCGCCGCCAACACATCCACCACCTTGTCGGTCAGTGCCACGACGGTGTAGGTTTTGGAGTTCATGGTAATCGTAATGTCCTCGATTACCCCGGGCATTTTGTCGATGTCGTAGTGTTTTGCCATGTGCCCCGTCCTTTGTGGGGGGACAGTCTCCCATCCCCCCGATTGTTGATGGTTAGTCTGCTGACAAATCCCCAATTCCCCAGTACACTCCAGCAGTGGTGAGTACCGTGGCAGGGAAGGCTTGGAAGGTGACGGGGAAGACACGCTGGTTTTCCCCTACTGAATACTGCACTTCCATGTCGATGTCGACCGGGTAGGCTAAGGGTAAACTTAACCAATCGGTTTCGTCTGTTGCGACAGCGTTGTTGTAGATTCGTTTGAGTATTAACTGCTTCGCGCTCGCTGCTGTGTCGAGACCAACGTTCGAGTTGACCCTTAGTGTTGCGGTCGACCCGGTACCGGACGTTGTTGCTCCGGGAATTATGTCGGCAAGCTGCGCGATACTCATACGGGTTAGTGGGGCGATTACCGAACACTCCTCCATACCCATCTGGACGTAGTCGACGGGGGCAACCCCTAACGCATCCTCCATAACGGGACGGGAAGTGGTACGGCAACGGAAAATGGTGTCGCCTTTGGTTTCACCTATCTTCACGCTGTTCCACCAAACCTCTACAGGCCCGATGTCGCCAGTTGGAGAGACGACTCCTGCCATATTTATTCCTCCTGACGAGAAATTTCGATGTTAACTATAAACGTATCCCGTCGCCGGTCATCCACACCCAAGTAGTATGGGTCATAACATGCCACATTCACCAAATACGTTGGGCCGGAGACGACTACGGGGAGAGTGATTTGCATCTTCCCGTGTAGGGCGTTGAAGACGGCAATTGCTGTGTCCTCGGTTGTCCCGTACGGGTCACTTACTGCACCTCGGACGACTGCTCGGAAGGGGGTATGGCCGAACGTAGTTGATCCGGGGGTTGGGTCGCGGTAACCGGGCGAAGTTTGTTCGATTACCACGGCAGCGGTTTCACGTGATGGGGGAATCTTCCCGGCGAAGAGAGTTGTCCCCACGACTAAGCTCGTGTTGTTTTCTATATATTGTGTAAGTTCGCGTATCATGGATGAATGGCTTTCCGGGTTTTGAGGTCACGGCGGAGGCGGGTGGCAATGATGCCGATGTACTTGACCGCGTCGGTGTAGAGGTGACGGCGTAAAAACCCAAGTCCCGCCAGCCCGTAGGTATAGCCGGTAGCGGTCGCGATACCATGGGCCAGTGCGTACCCACCCGTCGGTCGGTGTTCGTGCCATTTTGCCGCGTACGGGGCGTTGAACACGACAATCGCGCGTCTACCCTTCGACTCCCCGTCGTCCGTGGTAGCTTGGTACATCCCGTTACCATGTCTACTCTGGTGTTTGAGTTCCCGGTTGACGATGACTGTACCCGACCCCTCCAGTTCCCTAAACGACGAGCCTTTATTCAACCCGGGGATGTCGACGGGGGCAGCGGGACGGTATAGTATGCTGTCGTTCATCAACGCATTCCCCGCTTCTGCCAACGCCTCGTAGGTAGCGGCGTCGAACGTCAACTTCAACTCCGTGAGACCCCGTTCGATTTCCGTAGTAGTAATTGCAAGTCGTGACGCCATTCTACCTCACATAGACTTCGAGGAACCGTCCCCGAAAATCTTTAGCAATACCGATTTGGATAATGGGGTGCTCCACCCCGTCGAAGGTCAATGTGTCTTCGTATGCAATAGTCGCCGCGACACGAGAGTCGAACCCGGTACGCGTGATGGTCAGCAGCGGCAGGTAGACCTTCGCGGAACTCACCACCATGTCACCGCCTATCCCGACGGCTTGGCGGTTCTTATAGTCCACCCGTGCGCGTCTGGTGACGGTCGACCGGGTGGATGGTGTGCCCCACTCGTCATCGTCCCCTTTATACTGATTGTGGGTGACCGCGTCTGTTAGGTACGCCATTATCATTACGGGTCTCGTGTCAAGTTACTGGGTGCGTTGTAGGACGTGGTTTGCTCTTCGTCCCGCTCAATATCGAATATGTGGAAGGGGGATTCGGACTGGTAGCTCTGTAGCAACCTGTCCACGGTAGGCGGTATTGGTATCCCGGTGGGGGTGCGATACTTCTCCTTAACCACCCCCGCCTCCACAACGTACTGTGCCTGTATGCCCATACGGAGGTCGATGTCCGGGGAGTTCCGAAGCAGGAATAGGCTCATTTCGCATTGAGCCGACTTCATCGCGGCGACCGCCGTGGTGGGGAAGGTATATTTCCCACATCCCACCAACCAGTTATACGCGGTAATCAACGCTGGGACGTTGTCGGCGGCTCCGTTTGTCCAGTAGTCCCCCGCCCCCAACCTCGCTTCCATGTACGTGTTGCCCTCGGCTTCTGTGACCCAACTGTTTGTGCCTACGGTTATTGTGGCCGCCATGTTGACTCTCCTATTCTATTTTCTTGTCCCAGTAACCCAGTAGGTCGATGAGCGTGTGTTTGATTTTGATCCTCGGCGTCCATCCCGTCAACGCCTTACACTTGCCGCTGTCTGGGATTTGGACGGGTATGTCGATGGGACGCACAAATGCCGGGTTGACTTCCAACTCCACCATACCGGTCAGCCCGCTGATGTCCAACATCTCGTCCAAAAACCCACCCATGGAATTGAGTTCATTACCCCCCACGTTGTAGGACTCACCGGGAATGAACCAGTCCATCAGTGCCGCGTACGCCCGTACGGTGTCCCGCACGTCCACGACAACTCGTTTACTGGAGAGGGTACCAACTTGGATTACGGGTTTCTGTAGACCTTTTAATATTCGTGTGATCTGGTACGCGTCGCCAGATATGGAGAACGGAACCCCCGTCGTGGGCCGGTGTGGGAGAAGGCGCGGGTGTTGAACAACTGCTGTCCTGTGGAGTGTGCGCGTTCAGTCACGTACAGGTCAGCCGCCGCCTTGGAGACCCGTAGGGATTCACCGGGCGATGGGAACAACTCGGTAATCGGCTGTCTCTCCTCGACCACTGCGCCGTAGACCTCTGACGTGCTACAGTTCATCATCTTGCACTCCGGGCGGTAGGTGGCCAGCAGGTCAACGAGATTCACTGTGCCGACTGTGTTGGTGAGAAACGTGCTATATGGTGCGGTGAAGCTCGTCGGTGGGTGGGATTGAGCAGCGAGGTGATAGACTTCGTCGAACCTCACTCCCGCTACTATACGTTTTAACGACTGGCGGTCGTCAAGGTTTCCATATAAAAACGTAACACGGGAAAACACATCGTCATCCATTATGTCCCGTATGTCGTTCTCCCGGCCGTTGGACGCTCGTACCAACCCGTAGACCTTCACCTTCTCCCCCGCGTGTTTCTCAGTTAGCAGATGGTTGACCAGATGTGGCCCCGCGAACCCCGTGATTCCGGTTACCAATATTCGTTTCATCGTCTACCCCCGTCGGTAAGCTTGTTGATGAGTCCACCCAATTCTACCCTGACCACGTTCAGCTTCCTAACTCGTATTGACAGTATACCCGCCATAATCGGCTCCTCATCCAGTCTTCCGAGATGGATGGGTTCCTCGAAGTCCCAAATAAACCCGTTCACCCGATGCACAAGCCGTATTAACTCGTCCCACGGAACCGTTGGGTACTTCTTGCGTAACTCGACTACCCCGAACTCCAACTCGTCTGCCCCCTCCCTGTCATTCCCGAGCTTCTCGATGCAGAGCTTCGCAATGGTGTATTTGTCTACTATTTCCCCCGGTGTCATCTGCATCCCAACACCTCCTTTAGCGTGCCGTAGTTGATTCGCGGAAACTGCACAAGCGCGGAGTCGGGGGAGACGTTGTATACCGTGGTTGTCTTCCCGTCATACTTGTAGGTTTCATTAAAGTGCTTCGTCCCCACGCCAATTCCCGACGATCTGTTCCGGGTAGTGCGTTCTTTTACAAACTCATCCGACCCGTAGTAGGTTTTGAGCATTTCCATTTGGTTCCACAGATCACCTGCTACCTTGGGCGTGTACCCGTCGGCACCCAGTAGCACGACCTTCTTCACCCTGCACCGTACCAGTTCGTCGAGTATCAGCGCGAGTGAAATCGGGTAGACGGGGCGGCATAACAACCGGGGCATTACATATAGTTGTCTGTCATGCTCATCCACCACGTGTAGGTAATCTTCCTCCTCCGCCCAACTCAACGCCGACCATGTGGTCATCAGCAACCCGTCCCTCCGGTCAAGGAAGGCGTGGACGTCGACGATTCGGCGGGGGATTTCCTGTTCACTCATAAGAAACACAATCGACAGTTGTCGCCCTATCTTGGACAGTATTCGGCGTTCCATGATCTCGAACTTGTTGATACTCATATAACACACGTCCGCAGACTTGAACTCCTCCGCCCGTCCCTCGAACTCCCCAATCGACTGTCCGTGCAGCATTAACACGACGGGACGACCGTCTACAATCTCCCGTAGCCTGTCCTTGTCGTTTGCCTTGTGCCACCCCATGTCCGAACTCGTCTCCATGTCTTCCATTGAGGAGAACCGGATCGGGTACGTCCATTTGTCTGGTTCGTTAAGTTTAGGGGTCACCAGCCAGTTTGTTGGGTTTGGTTTCATGGGTAGTTCCTGCATATTGGGTCGCCGCCGTCTACAAATAACCTCTCACACTGTCGACAGTAATCTCCTACGCAGCATCGAGTGGTACAGGTTTTTGGTGTACAACCGTACAGCAACTCCAAGTGTCGACCTTTGCCCCAGAAGGACAAGATGTCGGTGGGGTCTGGGAGGTGGGAGCCAATGACGTATTCGGGTTGATAGTATTGATCATCACAAAAATACACGTTGCCGTCCGTGGCGATGTGGATACGCAACGGGGCGCCGTAGCACTGTTTGAAGTCATGGGAGTGGGACAGGTCGGTGTTGAACTTATGCGTGACCGTGTAGACATGGAAGGACGGTGATTCAAGCGCGTGACACTGCTCGAACTGGTCGAGTATAAGCCCCACGTCGAAGTCCTCAGTCTTATACGGACTGTCCACCATACCTTGGTGGGTGGTGTCCATCGGCCGGGCGATAAAGTCGGTTGCCCCAAGGTCTTTGGCGACCGCGGCGGCTTCTGCCAACTCCCCTTGGTTATCTGGTGTTATGAGGAACTTGTATCCCACCTCACAACCGTCGCTGTTCTCCGCCATAATGCGTATCGACTTACACGCGACGTGGAACCCGTCGGCACCCTTGAGCTTGGTATATGTCTCCCGGTTACCGGCGTCCACACTCACGCCTACCCACCTACACAACCTCCCCATGTCCGCGGCAACCCCCGGGTCGTGGATAACGCCGTTGGTCAGTACTGCCGACTGCATACCAAGTTCCGCGTTGAGGGTTAACAACTCCCTAAACCCCCCGTGCCATGTGGGTTCGCCGCCACCCGCCCAGACGATGGCTTTCACCCCCCATTTTGCGAGAAACTTTAACGTGTTGGCTGTATGCTCAGTCGTCAACTCGTCGGCGTTGGGGCGGTAACGTGCGGAGTTACACCACTTGCAATCGAGTGGGCATTTGAGCGTGGGGTCGATTCTCGCTTGGATGGGGATCGGCACCTTCATCTTCGCCAACTCCTCGTACTGTGGGGCGTAGAGCAACCCCTTCCACGGGTTGAAACTATTGTACTGGTTTTTGTCCGCCCATTCCATTATTCGCTCGGCCATGTTACCGTCTCCAGTCTCTTAAAAGTCCGCCCCCATACATACCCGGCTTTCTTTCTTTTTTGCATAACCTCCATATCCAACGGCATAATAAGGTTTCTCCCCCGCTTGAAGCACTCGTCGGGTTTTATTCCCGGAGTGACTGCGGGGTGCTCATGGTCTATTCTCGCCCCCATGCTACAATACAAACGTTTTACATACTTCGAGTAGTTGGCAAACTCTACATCAAACCCCCATCGCATGTAGTCGGGGCAGAATATTGGGTGTTCCCCAAACCGCTTCCGGCAGAACTCCGCACCTATTACAATACTCCCATCATTCTTTTTTGGGTCGTCACGTTCGTCTGGGCGGTCGTCGACTCGTATACCAATAACCCCGTCACCAGTTGGGCATTTCTCCCGTATAGTCCCGAATACTTTTTTATAACAGTCTCTCTGTACATACTGGTCATCCATCAAAAAGTGTACCCAATTGGCGGTTGTCGTCCGCATGTGTATGTCCCAATCGCGGGGGGCTTCGACATACCGATTATCCAATAACACTACTTTTACCCAGTCGTACGCGGGGTACCATGACTGGTAAAGTTCGTATTCTTCCGGCAACGACACCCAGATATAACACGTAATCTCTGCTACATCCCCACCGATGGCTTTACACCGGGCATGTTTTACGTGGTCTACACATCGCTTCAACCGGGCTTCTCTCATAAATGTAGGTATAACTATGTCGAGCCTCATCTATGCCCCCTCTTGCATATAAACTCATGCAGTAACCACATCGTGTCGTGCGTCATGAGGTGAGTCAGTGTGCGGTGTTTGTTGTGCTTCCCGAACTCACCCCTCCACCATGTTATCGGATGTACTGTTAGGTGTGAGTCAGGATAGTGGTTGTTTTCGGTTTCCGCTATGATATGTAGCGTTTCTACTCGGGTGACCCGGTAGATTTCCTTTATCACCGTCTCAACAGTTTCGGGTGGCATGTGCTCCATGACGTCGGATGAGAAGGTAAAGTCAAAATAACCGTCGTCAAACGGAATATTCCACGCGGGAGCTTCTGTGAATGAGTTCTTCCCAGTCATTCGCTCCTTGTCTACTGCGGCGAGTGTCACGTCGAGTCCACCACACAAAAACCTGTTGTCTCGCATGAGTGACACCCCAAGCCCCTTCCCACAACCGATGTCGAGTATTCGATATGACCTCGGTACTGTGGCCATGATAAACTCCGCTACGTCCCGCCAGTTACCGGTTGAGTGACATGTTTTATCATTGTACAGTTTCGCGTACTGCTCACGCTGCTTCTTTTCCTGCGCCTCGAAGCTCATCGTACCCTCACTAAGTCAAAGTTTCGTCCCCACAGGTAACCAGCCGCCTGTCGTGCCTTCCATATTTCGTTGTCCCAAATCTGCTTGTCCCCCCGGTTGTGGAAATGCGTGTCATCCAGTGTACCGCCCGGGGCGTTGGGGTGGAAGTGTTGGAGTTTTGCGCCGGGACAGAACGCGAATCTACCCGTTTCTTTCGAGTACTCCCCCATCTCCGTGTCTACGTAGAACCGGTAGTACTCGGGGCAATACGCTTGTCCAACTGGGTATCGCGCGTGGAACTTACGCCCCACAAGCCTAAACCCGTACTGGGTGATGGCTTCCGGCCAACTGGGTGGGTAGTTGGTGACGTTCAGCCCAATCACCCCGTCGCCATCGGGAAACTTGTCTTCCATACAGTCTACTGCATTTGCCAAACACTCATCGTCCAATGACGTGTCGTCACACAAGAATAACAACGCATCGGCGGTAGATGCGGCGACAAACTCGTTCCAACACGTACTCACCTTGCTGTAGTCCGTCATTTCCACGACTACCCACGGGGTATCCCGGTACCGCTCTTTATACTCTATCCGCTCGGATTCCAACGACGTCAGTACCCAAACATTGACCCCCGGGATGTACGCACGTTTAAGACTGTCTATACAAACTCCTAATTTCTCTCGTCTATTGAATGTTGGTATTCCAATGTCAATCGTCATTTTTCTCTCCCAAGTATGAGTTCCCCGTCCCGGAGTTTAGTGAACGCGATAAAGTCGGGAGGGTTGGCGAGCACCACCACCATGGGCTTTCCACCACTGTGTTTTTGTATCGTTGTAAACCACCAGCTAATTGGCTGTATTATCAAATGTAGTCCCGGCTCGTACACACTCTCCACGGTACTAATAATATGAAACATCTTCTTGGATGTGACCCGGAACATTTCGCTAATAGACTGTCCCACCAACCTCGGGGGCAGGTGCTCCAGCGTGTCGGAGGAGAAGGTGTAGTCGAACTCGTTGTCAGCAAACGGCAAGTCCCACAACGGCGCTTCGGTGAAGAGTCCCGTGTCACCTTTTACACCTGCGAGTGTGATGTCGGCTCCTTGTACTTTCCTTCCCGCCATGTCCAGTGTTTTCACCACCATCCCGTTCCCACACCCGACTTCCAGTAGTTTGTCGGGTTCACGGGATGACCGCATGACAAACTCCGAGAATTGTTTCTGGTACCCCGTCGACCCATAGCCAGTCTCGTGTAGTCGCGTGTACTTGTTGTATTCCCTTACTTGTATCAACCGGGTCTCTTCGGCCGTCATCCTTTACCTCCCAGAAACGCTTTACGGGAGATCACCAGATAGTCGACAGACGGCTTTCTCTTCCCCGCAGCCCCCACCACCTCTTCCCACCAAGTCGTGGGCTTGACCGTCATGTGGAGGATGACACCCTTGCGTATCCCGTCGAACAGTGCGACGATATGGAACGTGGTGCGTTTCGTGACACGAAATATTTCATCCAACGCTGCTGGTATCATGTCGGTCGGCAAGTGTTCGAGCACGTCCGTCGACACTGTGTAATCGAACTCGTTGTCAGCGAACGGCAAACTCCATGCCGGGGCTTCGTGGAACCCAGTCATGTCGCCTTTCAACCCCGCCAACGTGATGTCCGCCCCACTCGCATCCACCCCAGCCACCCTCAACCCCCTAACTGTTGTGCCGTCACCGCATCCGATGTCGAGTACCTTGTCTCCCGGTTTCGCGTATTTGAGCACATGAGCTATCAACGGTTCTGCGCATCCTGAGCGTTTATAGTCCCCTCCCCAACAGACATCGTACTTGTGCTTCTCCTCGACCGCCACCTTGTCGACTTCTATTCTCCCCTCCGCTTCCTTCCTTCCCCACCGACTTGCTTGGCGTTGGAGGATAACCGGGTCACCTGCTTTGGTCATGGAGTCGAATATCTGACAGTAGGTTGCAGGGATGTTTACGTATTTGAGCCGCCCCTCCCATTTTGCCAGCACGTCCGCCATGGTCTGCATCTCGATACGGTTGGGTTCAGCAGTGTTCTGCTTAATCCACGCACGGACAAACCGGCGCACCACGTCGACATTCCGTAGATAGATGACTGCGTTGGCGAGTTGGTGGTCGGTACGATGGCCGTTCGTGTATTTGCTCCAGTCGATCTTGTGCACCCCGAGGTCGAAATCCGCGTTGTCGAAAAACGCCGGGTACGCACACAACTCACTGTCAACATCCAACCACAGTATATTCCTGTTCTTGTGTTTCTTCATCATAGACAATATGAACTCGGCCTTGTACTGGGTGTTTGCTTGCCAAGACCCAAACCCATCTATCCCCACTACGTCGTGTTCGAGACCGAAGAAATGTAACTCCCTCAAAAACCGTTTTGCCTCCTTCTCGTACCCGGTGCCACGAGTGTAATACGACACGACAATGGGTTTGTCGGGGGTGTTGGCCATTACATGGTCGAGTGTATCGGTGGGGAAGCATTTCAACGCGGAACCCTCCGTGAGATTGGTGATCGTCACCCCCCGTGACTTGGCCTCGGGTATTGCGAACTTCCTAAGTCGTTCCTGATATGCCCGGTAGACACTCTCCTGCTGCATCTGGGGGTATCCCTTATGCCACCACGCTTGCCGTCCATGCCCGTCCCCCCGCATATCGAAGCCCAACAGGTAGATTTTCTTGGCTCCGAGTTCCATTGCAAGGTTGATTGCCGAGTGACCGGAATTATTACCCGAATGCGCCAGTGCCGGGACGGTGACGATATTGTCGACGATGAGTTTGCTCGCTCGTGTTTTTGTCCAAACCTTGTACCCCGGGTAGTCGTCGAACCGTTTTGTCGTATCCTCTCCCAACTCCTCCTTGACTATCCACGTCCACATGCGTAAGTCCATGGAGAAGGTGATTGACGGGTAGTAGATGTCAAACACCCTATTCACCCCAATGGTCAACTCCCCGTCGAGCCGGTGGAGGTCGATCTTGTTCAGTGATGGCCCGCCCCCCAGTATAAACACCCGTCGCCCACTCCACATACCACGGCGTACCATAGACCAAAAGTCACGGCCGGGTGGGTCGGGGGTATAGATCGGTGTGTGGGGATTCAGGATTGGTTTTATATCGGAAAACGTAATCTGGGGCGGCTTCTGTCCGGTGCGCACCACGGGAGTGGTTCTTGGGCGCTTTGTTCTCCGTAAATCCGCGAGTGTGAGCATTGCCATTACTTCCCCCGTCGTGGTAGGTAGAAGGGGGACAGTCTCCCATCCCCCTTCGGTTAGATTACGCGGTTTTGCAACGACTGATTTGCTGGGAATCTCCAATCGCGGCGTTGTATCTACCCCACCCAACGGCGAGTTCAGAATACGCTTCTACGTCCATGTCTCCAAGGATCGTGAGGCGCATTCTCTCACCGCCTACCAGTTTCTTCTTAGGGAAGATGACATAGTAGTCGGAGGTGGAGGAGAGGTGGAGGGTATAGATCGGGCGGATATTATAGTCCGTACGTGCGGGACTACCCAATACCGCTTGGTTGATCTGCGCCAATGCCCGTTTGATTCGTGGCCTTAGTGCAAGCGGTGCCAACAGAATGAATTCCGACTCCGGGGCTGCACCGTACCCAAGGTCTTTAATACGACCGAGGATGGCCAGACATGCGGCGTTGATGGTATTGGAGTCGCGAATCGGAATGTACTCCGCGTTGGTGGTGGGGATCGCGCCGTCTACAGCCGCCCACGCAGTGTCGTAGGTTGCGGCGACCGCTGCGAGCAACGCGTAGTGGTTGACGGCTTTGGACGAGTACCATTTGTTACGGAAGGCAATCGCGTTGTCCTCCAACGTCCAGTACTCTTTGTCGTCGAACAGAGTTTTGTGCCACGCAAGACCCGCGCCGTAGAGTATGAAGTTCACCGTGGCTTTCTCTCCACTGAACTTATACAGTCGGGCTTTCTCACCGATCTTCACTTCGGCAAATGCGAGTCCGGATTCCACGTCGAGTATGTCGAATCCCGGACGGGAAATCCCCGTCATGTCGCGGATGTTGAAAATCTGTTCGTACCCGTTGTCATAGTACGTAGTCTGCCAGTACTTATCGAGTACCGGGAGGATTGAGGTTGGGAAGTCTTCCGACGTACCAAACGCTTGCACGCTGGTAGGGCGGATTCCCGTTTCTGCCAACTGACGGTGCGCGGCACGGATTGCAGGATGCTGCTCAAGGTTGTAGAACCCCTGTAGCGCCTGTCTCACCATCGCGCGGCCGTTCGATGTGTTTACGTCACATTTCCTCCCCGGCTCAGTCAACGTCCAATCGGAGAGAATATCACCTTTGTATCTCATTGTTTTATCCTTTCCGGTTAGGTATAGAGTGCGAGGCGGCCGTCGAGGAAGATTTCAATATCCGTATCCCCAACTGCTCCTGCCGTGGTTACAGTTCCACACAAGTCCATACCACTACCGGTCGCGGTTACGTTCGCGGCGGTGGAATCATAATAGACCTTTGTGCCGACAGTCCAGTTCGCTGCTGTGGCGACGGTGTTGCAAGGGACGACGATTTTTGCGGCGAGTACGACTACCGCGACTTCGACGTCGATCAACGCGTCCTCCACAACAACGCCCACAACGTCTTCGATCTTCACCATGTCCCCGGCGGTGTACCCACCGGACGGCGCGGTCACTACAATGCTATCGTAGGGATCGAGACTTGTGGAACTACGGAGCTTGAACAACGTTCCGTTAGAAAGTGCCATGTACTTTATGCTCCCTTGGTTACAGTTTCCTTGTATGCTGTGGAACCGGGCCAGAGGGGGTTGGCGTCTAACTCTGCGAACCCAAGGTCGTCGGCGTCGACGGGGAGATTAGCAAGGTCATCGTTGTTGACGGTGGTGGTAGTTCTGTCTTTACCCGTCTCCCCAACCATTTCCTCTGTTAACTCCACTCCAAACAACTTCGCTCGTTCCGCCATGTCCGTCAACTCTTCGTCGATGAAGACATTGACGTCCTTCGACAACCCGTCTTCCGTGTCGGATTCCGACTTGAATCTCCTTATGTCCGCCTTCACGTATTCCGCTTGCTTGGGGGTGAGCTTACGGTCGGAGATGAGCTTGTCGAGCACGGACGTTGATTTGGCCATTAGAACGGTCGAAGCGGCTTCTTTGAGTTTCGCGTCGTACTCGTTGGATTGTTTTGCCATATCGTCCTTGAGCTTCCCAACCTCGTCTTCCAACCGTTTGTTCTGCTCCCAAACATTGCGTTTTTCCGTTTTCACGAACTCCACGACTGTATTGTCCGTGGTGAGGGATTCAAGCGGGAATACCTGACTCGGTCTGTATCCCGATTCTTCAACAAACTTCTTGATTTCTGCGAGTGTCATGTTCTCTCCTGCGAACGCTGCGACTGCGCTCAGTAGGGTTGCACCGGGAAATCCGGGTGAATCCACCCTGCTATCGCTTACCGCGATCCCGGTGATGTTTTCAACGTTTATCGGACGACCGTAACCCCCCGGTTCGGTGTCGTAAACGATGGAGGCTTCGATAGACGCGACATCCAACACTTCTTCCCTGTACTCGGGGTAAATGTAGAACGCCGCAATCGAAGTAAGCACACCGTCAATGTCTTTTAACGTCTTCCCTACGACTTCGCCAACAGGGGTTCGCCCCTCGTGGGAATTAGTCTGACTGTGACGGTTGAATACCTTAGTACCTACACTAAGTTTATCATGCAACCACCCAACAGCCTCGCGTGCCCACCGGAAGATTTTCGAGGACAACGGGTTGTCGGGTAGCCGGAAGTTTGCGGTTCCTTCATGTCCAATCGCATACGCGCGTATTTCAGGATGTGTCTCCTTGGTCTTCAACCGCGCGAGGGTTTGGGGGTCGACCATTCCGACCAACTCCCCGTCTGCTAACGATTGGATTTGTGCAATGATGTATTGGGTGTGGTTCATTGGTTGTCTCCCGGGACGGTGGTCGTGGGTTCCGGTTCTGTCTTCTCTAATCGTATCTTGTCATCTATATCGTCTTGTATACGCCCCTTCTCACTCTCCACATTAATGTTTTGCATTTGAGTCAACAGAGTTTCTAGCGAGATGGCACCAGCAGCGTACATAGGTATCCAAACCTTATCCATCTCATTAATCGTGGTGGAGTTAAACAGTGATATATATGGGATGATTGCGTAGGGATCGAGGTTGTTCTGAGCCGCGGTGTTATAGAGCTTGATGGCCTTGGTAAACAATTCCGCAAACACCAACTCCCACCCCCGCCGTTCCCGGGAGGTGGACAGGAGGAGGTTTTCTATCAAGTTGTCGGCGGTGTCCCGGTTGGACAGCAGGTCGGGGTAGCCGAAGAAATGCAACGGTACGCCCGTCCCACCGGAGATTTTTCTACAGTGGACTTTGACTTCTTCCTGTAGTGTAGTGAAGCCTTCTCCACGGTAACACTCCAACTCGAAGTCCCCCTGTGCTATGACGATACCCTTGCCAATCCGCCAGTTCTTGTACTCGGCACTTCTGAGAAAGTCTTGGGCGACGTCTCTGGACTCAAACGTAAACACCGGGGTAGGAGACGCGTACAGATAGTTGATCTTTCTCCAATCCCACATGGTTTTGTCGAGATTCTCCATGTCGTTGATTATCAACCCGACCTTGGACGGCGTGCTGTTGGGGGCAGCAGCGGTCGTGGTAGTGGACGGTGGGGAGACGACACCCGCTAATGCCGTGTAGACAAACTTGTCTGGGGGTAGATCGAAACTCTCCCGGCTCAACCCGTTATACTGGGCGCGTAGGTATACCATCGGGTCTCGGTGGTCACTGACTATACCGTATTGATTTTTCTACCACGGGATATGGCTGACATCTACTT